GAATGAACACACCACTTATACCACGGAGTAAACGCGCTGCTTTCCTGCGAAGGAAGTTGGAGAAAGATAAAATCGACTGCTTTAACCGGCTGGTTAAATTCCCTGTTGCCCGTAAGGACTTGAGTGGTAAAGCGTATGTGCAGGTTCAATGACTAACACATTATTGATAACTTTTAACTATGGAGATGAAATGAAAAACGAACTACAGAGAATTATCGATGAACTGATGAGAATTGCCACTGATGTCAGTGAGGTTACAACTGGCACTGATGCAGATTTTCAAGCTGAACGACTCAGGAAGCAAGCCAGAAAACTCGAAAAGATGTCTACCAATATTCATGGCGGCGGTACTGGTGAGCAGTAATGGAGAAAGCGAACTACTGGATACTCGAAAATAAAACTGTTGATGGTTTAACCAGCCAAGTGAATAGTTTAATGGAAGAAGGCTTTGAACCCGTTGGCGGCGTTTGTTCTGATAGTTTCGTTCTGGAAGGAGGGGATGGTATGGTCGATAACGCTCACTGTTATTATTATCAGGCAATGCTTTACCGTGAAGACAAATGATTGATTCAGACACCGAATCTGAAATGCTTGACGAAATCCACGACAAGCTGATTGCTGACGGGCATTTATGTATTCGGGATAAACTGGTGGTGAAAGGCGGTATTATCTTCTATGACGGGCAGGAGTTATTCAATCCGAAGAAGAAGAAGATACTGTTTGGTGGTAGCCGTGTTGGTAAGGGTTACAACGGTTTTCATGGTAAATCTGAACTTGTTGACTTGAGAGAAGAACAAAGGAAGGCGTGGCGTGGTGACGGTAAACCAGACCCAAAGGTTGATAAGTGGCTTGTCGATACAATGGTGGGCAACTACAAACCGAAACCCGTCAGGAAGAAAGGTGTATCCAAACACGCTGGCGCAAGGAGACAGAAGCATGGGAAATGACGAATATAAGCGTGAGATTGCTGGACTTAACGCCGAACTGGAAGCCGTTGAGAAACTACTCGCTGTTGCAACCTGTCCAGAAGACACTGACCTTCGTATTGGTGGGCATGGAGAATTCTATTGTGAGTGGTGTGATAAGCGAGACAAACTGGTGGGACACTTGCTGGATGAGCGAGGAAACTTGTTAGATACATGAATGAAGTCGCCACCCATACTGACGAGGAACTGCAACGCTTTGCTGAATATGTGAAGGTGCTGGACGAGTGCCGGATATACCAGATACGACACCAGCGGGAGTTTGCACCTGACTGGTATCCGTGGCAACGTCAAATGCTTGATTCATTCTCTCCACAGATTATGCTGCTGGCGGGTAACAGGGGCGGGAAAACGCACGTTGCAGGCTATCATACAGCCTGTGATATGACGGGTGATTATCCCGAGGACTGGGTTGGATTCAGACAGACACATGCACCCTATGTGCTGGCAATGGGGGTTGATAATGACCAACTGAAATCAGTGCTGCAAAAGGAATTGTTCGGTCAGGTCAATGAGAAACGTCAGTTCACTGGCGGCTGGATACACCCCGACGAAATCATACGGATTGAATGGTCACAGATTACAGGACTTGCCAACCGTGTCACCATAGAGGGTAAGTTGGGTCGCTCCACCATTGTGTTCAGACCCTTCTCAGCCACCAAGACAGGTACTAAATCACTGACCATTGCAGGTTCGGACGTGGACCTGATATGGATAGACGAATGCCCACCCGACGATTTGGTTGGTCAGTTGTTGGTCAGGACAGCCACCAGCAATCTTGGCAAGGGCGGCAGGATACGCTACACCATGACACCGGAACTCGGCGCAACTACTCTGGTGGCAGGGTTCATGGAAGACGCACACCCCGGTCAGGAATTGGTTGGTCCGATTTCATGGGCTGAATGTCCACATATATCCCTCAAGGTTCAGGAACAACTGCTGGCAGGGATACCGGAACACGAGCGCGATATGCGTACAAAGGGCGTACCCTTCTTTGGCTCAGGCATTGTCTACCCTGTTGCTGAAAGCCGGATTACCGTTCCCGACTTCAAGATACCACCACACTATCGCTGTATCCGCGCAATAGATTTGGGTATCAACCACCCGACTGCAATCGTATGGCTGGCACACTCAACCGAAGACTTGGACGACGTTATCTATCTGGTCAAAACCTACTCCGTCAAGGGTGAGAACGCCGCCACCCACGCTGCTGCTGCCAATTCCTACTGGAACTTCGCACCAATGGTATTCCCGCACGACATTGACGTACATGAGAAGGGTTCGGGCAAGACTGTTCGCAGATATTACAATGACGCAGGACTGACACGTACCCTGGATTTCAAGAATATTGACGGTAGTATCAAGGTTGAACCTGGTATCTTTGAACTCAATGAACGTATGCGTGACGGGCGTTTCAAGGTGTTTGAAACCTGTACCGAGTTTTTCAGGGAGAAAAGATTGTACCACCGCGACAACGGCAAACTGGTCAAGGAAAATGACGATGTTCTTGATGCGGCAAGATATGGTGCTATTATGATAGGACGATACGGTGTCCCGATGGACCGTGGCTATCGTAGGAAACCAAAGGTCAAGCGAGCGATGGGATAGGAGAAATCTATGTTACACGGCTCACATCACAAATATATGAAAGGTATGTCACACAAACCAAAGAAAGGAATGAAGGGCATGGATTACAGTTCCGAAGCCGACTATCACAGCAAAGCGGGTAAGGCAGCTTACAAAAAGAAGAAGTAACCATGCAACCAAGTGAAATTGTAAGACGCGCACACGCACTCGAATCACAGCGCAAGACGCTGGATAATACCTACCAGACAATCGAACGGTTTGTGCGTCCATACTCCGGTGAGTTTTTCAGACCAATGAACTCGGAGAACGAGGTTGACTGGCGCAGACGTTCTATCTATGACTCCACCGCCATTGTTGCTGCCGACCTGTTGGCAGGACAGATTCATGCAAACCTTGTCTCCCCTTCGGTCAAATGGTTCGACTTCCGCTTCCGTGATATGGCATTCGGTGATAATACCGAAGCACAGAAATGGCTGGATGACCTTGAAGACGCAGTTTATCAAACCCTGATTGATTCCGATTTCAACCTGCAAGTGGCTGAGTTCCTGCTTGACCTTGTTACCTATGGTATCGGTGTCATGTTCGAGGAGGAAACTGACGAGGAAAATTACAAGGGTGTGGAGTTTGCCGCCATACCGACCCGTGACTGCTACTTTGAACCGGACCGCAAAGACCAGCCGAAACGACTTTATCGCCGCCTCCAATATACAGCCCTGCAACTTATGGACAGGTTCGAGATGGACGAGCAGTTCATCAAGGCACACGAAGATGGTGGTGATGTTGACCGTAAACATACTGTCTGGTTCTGTGTCTACCCGCGTGAGAAAGAACTTGAGGCGTATGAAAAGGTTGAAATCAAACCCAAGCGGCTTGCACCGAACGTGCGTCCGTGGGGCTATAAATATGTACTCGAAGGCAGCGAGGAACTCAGTACGAAGGATGCTGGACTCGAAGAAGGCGGTTATTACCAGATGCCAGCCTTCCGTACTATCTGGAAGAAGATTGCCGGTTCAAAGCATGGTCACTCCCCCGCTTTTATCGCCCTGTCCGACATACTGCAACTGAACGAGGTTGTAAAACAATCGTCCGAGGCGAGAGCCAAAGCCATTGACCCTGTACTGATTACAACCGAGCGTGGTGTGATTGGTGATATTGACCTGACACCGGGCGGTCTGGTAGTTGTCACTGAGATGGACCAGCTTGATGTACTGGAATCCGGCGCACGTTTCGATGTGCAGGATGATGAAGTGTTCCGGCTGCAAACCTCAATTCGTGCAGTCTTCTTTATCGACAAACTTGAACTCAAAGACTCACCCGCCATGACAGCCACAGAGGTCAATGTGCGCTATGAGCGTATGATGCGGCAGTTTGCTTCAACACTTGGCAGGTTACAGTCTGATTTCCTTGACCCGTTACTGCACCGCACCATTGCGATATTGATTCGTAATGACAAAATTCGCCCTGCACCTTTCAGGGTGACGGTGAATGATGTTGATATTGCCTACACCGGACCAATCCCACGCGCACAACAGGCTGAAATTGCAAATTCAATTGAACAACTGATGGCTGATTATGCCGCGCTCGGTGAGATATTCCCCGAATTGCTGGATTTGGTTGACGTTGATAAGATGGGACTTGAACTGGCAAGGGTTCGTGGTGTGCCGACCAAGATACTGCGTGACCCGAAACAGGTTAAGAAAATCAGGAAAGAACGTGCAGAGAAAGAAGAAGTCGCACTTGAACTGGCAATGGCACAGGCTGGCGGCGATGCAATGAAGGCAGTTGGCGAAGGTCAGGCTGCAATCGGAGAACAGGAAGTAGCATGAGCAAACTTGACGATTTAAGGCGTGAGAAGGGAATCATGTATCGAGATTTATTCAATACACCGTTGGGCGAGAAGGTGCTGGAAGATTTGGAACTGCATTTCAATCCCGAAAGACTATCCACGGATAATGCACACTCAACAGCAATCAAGGTTGGTGAATCTACACCAATCAGATATATCAAAAGGAGAATAGAAGATGGGATGGCGTGATGACCTACCGGAAGAATTCAGAGGCAATGAGGGGCTGAAAAAGTTTGAAACCGTTGAAGCGTTGGCGAAAAGCTACCTTCACTCCGAAGCAAGGAACAGTAACTCAATCCGCATTGTCGGACCGGATGCCAGCGTTGAGGACAGAACCGAGTCGATACGAAAGGTAATGACTCACATGCCTGAACTGATGCTCA